CTCCAATCTAGATGCTCAACCGTCGACTTCACTTATACGAAAGGTGATGCTCCTAAGTTAGCTGGTGAGTTCTTTAAGCGTGTATGTAATATACTAGAGCTCGAAGGTGTACCATACGATAAGAAAGTAGTAGCAGAGATAGTACAGAAGTTCTATCCAGACTGGAGACGTGTGCTTAATGAATTACAAAAGTATGCAGCAACAGGAAAGATAGATACAGGAATACTTGCTAACGCTACAGAAGAATCATTCGGTGCATTAGTTAAGTTGTTGAAAGAAAAGAACTTTACAGGTATGAGAAAATGGGTAGCTGTGAATGTAGACTCAGATCCTACATCACTAATGAGGAAGTTATATGACTCATCCTCAGAGAAGATTACTCCTAACTCTATACCACAATTAGTATTACTTATTGCTGATTATCAATACAAGTCAGCTTTTGTTAGCGACCAAGAGATCAATCTGGTTGCATTTCTAACACAGGTCATGGCAGATGTCGAGTTCAAATAAGTTCTGGGACATATGGAAACATGCACTCGGATCCTATAGTGAGGAAGATGGGTACAATCCAGCGAACGATGATACGGTAGCATACATTCGTACGTTTATAGTAGGCCTCAATATATTATGTGGTGTCTTTATTATAGCAAATATCATTGTAGGATGGATGTCATAATGAAACCCTTTGACTTTATTAACAGCATTAACTTCACCAAGAAGAACCTAATGCGCGACACTGAGAACGATCAGCTCGCAGAGAAGGGCTATGTGCCTTATATCACTAATAAAACACTAAGCTACTTCACAGATACATTATTGTATGCCAACGAAATGAATAAGTACGGTCATCTTGACAACAAGCTCCAATACGAGTTTCTTCTAAATAGTATTAGACCTAAGAAAAGGTTCGCCAAATGGCACAAGCCTGAGCAAGATGATGATATAGAAGTTGTAAGTGAATTTTATAATTATTCCCTACCAAAAGCACGTCAAGTATTATCCATCTTATCAGATAACCAACTGCGCACTATACGTGAGAAGATGACACAAGGTATTAAGGATAATGAGCACAATAGATAACATGGTCGAAGTAGTACTGAAGAAACCAGATGACTTCCTAAAAGTACGAGAGACCTTAACCAGAATTGGAGTCGCATCTAAGAAATCAGATGCACTATTTCAATCTTGCCACATTTTACATAAACAAGGCAAGTATTACATCACCCACTTTAAAGAACTGTTTGCCCTTGATGGGAAACCTACGGACTTTACAGAGGATGATTTAGGACGAAGGAATACAATTGCTAACCTACTCGCTGAGTGGGAACTAGTAGACTTGGTTGTACCAGAGAAGTCAGCAGCACCTGTTGCTACTCTAAGTCAAATCAAGGTTATTCCTTTTAATCAAAAAGGTGATTGGGAACTGATTACCAAATATAATATAGGAAAGAAAAGATGAGTCAATTAGACAAAGACATGGAAGCAGCAGTGAACTATGAGGATGAACCGAAGGTTGTTCTTAATGGTGTTGAGTATCCACAAGCAGACATGACGCCACAGCAGTCATATCTATACGAACAAACAATGAACCTAATCGGTCGTAGAGACAAGATAGGTGAAGCTATAAGTGATCACCAATTCACTTTAGATCAAATCTTAGTAGCCTTAGAAGGTATGCAAAGTAAACTTCAGACAGCACTGGAAACACCAGAGCAACCACCTGAAGTCACATTGCCTGAAGACAAAGTAGGATTGTAAGGACCGGCCTGGAGGAACCAGGAAACACACACACGGAGGACTATTATGTCACAAGGTAAATCAGGTTTTGAAATCAGAGCCGACTTACTCGGTCAAGCACAAGGTCTACTGATTGATAACTACCAAAGGAAAGTTGACGGCATTTATATGCACAACGACAACAATCCTAATGATAAGAAGCCATTGCCATCGCAATCAATCTTAGCAGCAGACGTTATCGCAGTAGCAGCAGAGCTGAACGAATTCGTTAACAGTAAGTAACGCGCAATAAGTTTTATGGTCTTTTCTTAAAAAAAAGGCCCTCTGAACATGAAAATGTTTATAAATATAACTGTAGATGCCCATAAGGGGTCTGCTTAAAAATAATCTTCGCTTAACAGGAGGAAATATGACATTTCAACAAGAAGACATTTTTGGTCAATTCAGACCATTCACCGTAGGTTTCGATAGAATTTTTGATGAGTTACATCAACAAGCTAGAGGCCACGACAACTACCCACCCTATAACATTATCAAACATGATAGCGAGACATTTGCCATTGAGCTTGCAGTAGCTGGTATGTCCAAAGAAGACATTTCTGTCTCTAAGGAAAAGAATCAGCTAATCATTAAAGGTGAAAAAGGATCNGAGACTGAGTCAGAANTGATCCANAAGGGTATTGCAACTAGAAACTTCACAAGAACATTCACTCTAGCAGATGATGTTGTTGTAGATGGAGCGAAAGTTGCTGACGGCATCCTCACAGTAGATCTCAAAAGAGTGATACCAGATGAGGATAAACCAGTAGAAATCAAAATCAAATAGTTGACTTTTACTGATACATTATGTATAATGTGACCATTGCCGGATAGTTGATCGTGCACAGATGCCAAAGTCCACAATTTATTAGAGTCATTGAGCTCAGATGCCGAGAGGCTATCCGACAATTCTTTTCCATAAATAGATGGAATAAAAACAAAAATGGAGGATCCATGGATCTTAACAAATTACGCGAACAATTAACAATTGACGAGGGGAAGGTACTTGAAGTTTATCTTGACCATCTTGGTCTGCCTACTGTTGGCATCGGCCATCTTATCCTTGATTCTGATGAAGANAGTGGANNGCCTGTCGGCACACCTATTACAGAAGAAAGATGTGTAGAACTCTTTGAGAAAGATGTTCAGATCGTTATTGATGATTGTATAATATTACACGATGCTTGGGACGGATACCCAGAAGAAGTTAAGCAAGTTATTGCTAACATGATGTTCAATATGGGACGTACAAGACTTACAGGTTTTAGAAAGCACGTAGCTGCTTTACAATGTGGTGACTGGAAGACTGCTGCTGTAGAAGGAAGAGACAGCAAGTGGTATAGACAGGTTACTAATCGAGCTGAAAGGCTTATGGAAAGGTTGGAAAATGTCTGATATGTTATTGCAAGCACTTAAAAAGAAGTTAGAGGGTGATGTTGCTGTAGCTAAAGCAAATGTTCTTGTATACAAAAACAATTCAGTTGGCATTGGAGAACATCCAGAGCTAGTTCAAGCTATTGAACTTGAAGTCGCAAAAGCAGCCGAAGCACAAGACAAACTCAATATGGTTGACTCTATATTGATTATGCAGGCAAACGATAACAAAGAATACTTAGCGGATTAATTAGTTATGCTCAAGTGGCTTAACGGTGATGTCGAAAGCAAAGGCAGGATAGGAATTACTGCTGGAGCTTTTGATTTACTGCATGCTGGACATGCAACAATGCTAGCCGAAGCAAAGCAAGTGTGCGACTATCTTATAGTTGCTCTTCAAAATGATCCGTCAGTGGATCGTCCAGAAAAAAATCTACCAGTTCAATCTGTCTTTGAAAGACAGCTCCAATTATCTGCAACCAGATTCGTAGACGATATCGTGGTATATAACACCGAGGCGGATCTCTTAGATGTGTTGAAGTCACTTCCAATAGATGTAAGAATAATTGGCAGTGATTATATCGATAAAGACTTCACAGGAAAAGATTACTGCGTTGACAATGAGATTGAAATCGTGTATAATAAGCGTAACCATTCATTTAGTACAAGTGAACTTAGAACAAGGGTTATCTTATCGAGACACGACAAATAATGAAGTTTTATACAAACATATACACTCATGGCAATCAGATCTTTGAGCGTTACATAGAAGACGGCGAACGTAAACAACGTAAGGTTGACTACGAGCCTACTCTGTATGTAAACTCTACAAAGCAGACTCCGTTCAAAACTATTAATGGTAAACAAGTAGAGCCAAGACGTTTTGATTCTATACGTGATGCTAGAAACTTCATACAAGACCATGGCAAGGTATCTAATAGTCCTGTTTATGGTATGCAGCAATTTGCATACGCATACATCAACGAAGCATATCCAGATCGTACATTCGATATGGATGGATTCAATATATTCAACTTCGATATCGAGACTGTCTCTGATGATGGATTCCCTAATATTAGAGAAGCAAACAAAGAAGTATTATCAATAGCTATTAGACAAGGCGATAAGTCTATTGTTATGGCTACACCTCATACTAATGGTGATAAGTATACGCCAGAAGAAGGTGTCGACTTTATTGAATGTAGAAACGAAGTAGATCTTCTGTATAAGTTTATTGACGTGTGGGTAGCTTTGGATCCAGATATTATTACTGGATGGAACATTGAGATGTTTGACATACCTTATATCTGTAATCGTATAGAAAGAAAACTATCTAAGGATGCACTCAAAAGATTATCTCCATGGGGCATTGTAAACGAAAGACTTATTCCTACAGCTCAAACAAGAGCTGCAGAAGAGAATGGTGGTAAGGCAGAACCTAATGCTAAAGACATCATTGGTATTACGATACTCGACTACTTAGGTCTATATCGTAAATTTACTTACTCACAACAAGAAAGCTATTCATTAGATAACATTGGCTTTGTTGAGCTCAACGAAAAGAAATTAGATTACTCAGAGTACGAATCACTCAATGAGTTATACAAACAAAACTATCAGAAGTTCTTAGACTATAATATCAAGGATGTTCTGTTGGTTGAAAGAATCGATGATAAGATGAAACTCATTGAACAAGCAACTACGATTGCAATGGACGCCGGTGTTAATATTATTGATGCCATGACTTCTGTACGTATGTGGGATGTTATTATTCATAACTTCTTAATGCAGAAGAACATAGTGGTTCCACCAAAAGTAATTGCTGAGAAGGATGGTAAAGTAGAAGGTGCTTATGTTAAGGATCCACAGAACGGGATGCATGACTGGGTAGTTTCTTTTGACTTGAACTCTCTATATCCTCACTTGATTATGCAATACAATATCTCTCCAGAAACATTTGTAAGAGATGTTGGATTCAAACCAAGTATTGATGATATTATTGAAGGACTGTACAACGATCCAGATATGAAGGACTTTATGAAGAAACATAATGTCACTGCTTGTGGATCTGGTGCAATGTATACAAAGGATGTGCAAGGATTCTTNCCTAANCTAATGGAGAATATGTATAACGATCGTGTCGTTTGGAAGAAGCGTATGATCGAAGCTAAGAAGAAATATGAGAAGACCCCTTCGAATGACCTTACAAAAGAAATTGCCCGTTGCAACAATATGCAAATGGCTAAGAAGATTCAGCTTAACTCTGCTTATGGTGCTCTTGGTAATCAATACTTTCGCTTTTTTGATACCAAGTATGCTGAATCTATTACACTAAGCGGACAGCTGTCTATCAAATGGATGGAAAAGCATATCAACATCTATCTTAATAAACTATTTAAAACAGAGGACGAAGATTATGTACTTGCAGTCGATACGGATTCATTGTACATTACGCTTGATCGATTGGTCAACGCAGTTATGCCAGATGAACAAGACACTTCCAAAGTCATTGACTTTCTCGACAGGGTCTGTGAGGAAAAGCTGGAACCTTTTATTGATAAAAGTTATGCTGACCTTGGCAAATATGTTAATGCATACGAACAAAAGATGGTAATGAAACGTGAAGCTATTGCTGACAAAGGTATTTGGACTGGCAAGAAGCATTACATTCTAAATGTGTATGATAATGAAGGTGTAAGATATAACGAACCTCAGCTCAAGATGATGGGCATTGAGGCTGTTAGATCCTCTACTCCTTCTTCATGTAGACAGAACATCAAAGCAGCACTAAAAGTTATTATGCAAGATGGTGAGCTTGCTTTGAGAGAGTTCGTAGACAACTTTGAGAAAGAATTCCATTCCCTACCTTTCGAGGAAGTAGCATTCCCTAGAGGATGTAGGAATTTACAAAAGTATACTGACGCAGCTCAGTTATATAAGAAAGGAACTCCTATTGCTGTCAGAGGTGCATTAGTATATAATGATCTACTCAAGCAGAAAGGACTAGACAAAAAGATTACTATGATTGCTGAAGGTGAGAAGGTTAAGTTCTCGTATATGAAACTACCTAATCCTACAAGACAAAACGTACTTGCAGTTCCTGCAACACTCGATAGACGACTTGGTTTACATGAATACGTAGACTATGATAAGCAATTCGACAAGGGATTCAAAGAACCAATCCGTAGTATTTGTGATGCTATTGGATGGCAATTAGATAAACAATACACCTTAGATCAGTTTTTCGGGTAGATTGGCACTATAAATACTCTCTGAGGTACTATTATGAACAAAAACAATATAGACTTATCATCATTTGATTTCGGATTCTCCGTTGTAGATGAGCAAGAGCTTGAAGCCGTACAGACAGTACGTACAGAAGCGACACAATCTTCTACTGCTGCTAAAGAATGGCAGGAGCAAGCTGATGAGTGGAAAGGTAAAGCAGAGACGTTATACGAGGCTATCATACCACTACTCAACAACCTAGCATCGAACGAAGAAAAAGAATACATCTACTGGCCGAACAGAGTATTAAAGATCGACCAGTTCAAACTGAAACTCCAACAACTTCTAAATGATTAATCATCTTGCATTTGCCACCTCTTTGTTGGTGGCTGGGGTTGCCGCCTGGTTCTCTGTTATAGGACTTGCCACAATCTTTAGTGGATCCTATTGGCCCGTAATTATTATGGGTGGTGTACTTGAGATCGGTAAGCTAGTGACTGCAGCATTCCTACATCTAAACTGGAAACAGATTGGTGTGGCTATGAAGACTTATCTAAGTGTAGCTGTATTTGTTCTAATGGTAATCACTTCTTTAGGTATCTTTGGGTTCCTAGCTAAAGCAAACATTGAACAGAATCTTCAAGGAGATTCATACTCGCTTGAGATGTCTATTATAGACAAAAGAATATCAGCTAAAGAGTCACAGCTAAAAAGATTAGAAGACAGGACAGCAAACCTTGATAACATTATCGACACTGCTAGACCTGAAGATAGAAACTATATTGACGGAAGACAGAAAGAAGAACGTAAACAAATTGCATTAGCTGTTGACCCAATAGTGGATGATATAGTACAATTGAATAATGATAAGCTACCACTGCAAAGGTTACAACTAGAGCAGGATGGTGAGATAGGACCTATCAAGTATGTCGCTGAAATGATATACGGAGAGAATGCAATCGATAAGATTGACAATGCAGCAAGAATACTAATCTTGTTTATTATATTTGCATTTGATCCATTAGCTGTTCTATTATTAGTTAGCTCTGTAGGACTACTCAATAGAAAGATTATTCCAGACGATGATGGAAATGTTTCTATACCAGCAAGTAAGATTGGTACTATGGATGACGTAGGTACAATTGAAGTTAACAAACAACGTGAATGGAATAAAGCTATTAAAGAAAAGTTTTTCCCTAGAAAATAATTAAAAGGATACATTATGTGTGATATCAGTGGATTCACTGGTTCGGGTACAATCCCGATTGAGAAGTTTGGTGCAGTGAATGCTGAGAGAGGACCTGATGGTACTAATTATTATAAGTCACCACAACTTAGTATAGCACATTCGCTGCTAGCAATTCAGAACAACAAAGATCAAATTCAACAACCTTTCGTAGATCCAAGGACAGGTAATGTTCTTGCATACAATGGTGAGATATATGGTCTTGGTGATCAGTTCGATACTAAATGGTTATCGGACGTACTTAATGCAGGTGACTGGGAAACACTCAAATACGAGACTAATGGAATGTGGGCTTTTGCCTTCTATGACAGATCTAAACAAGTACTAACACTATGCAGAGATCACTTTGGTGTTAAGCCATTATACTACGCGGTATTCTCAGGACAACTTTACTTCGCATCGACACCGAAACCTCTAATCATGGCATCAAACACTTTAGGGTATGGTGCTGTCATCAACAGATACAGAAAGAAACAATTCGAACTCAATGACAGGTTCCCATTTGGCAGAGGGTATCCAATACAAGGAATCAATAGAGTAGCTCCTGGTGAGAGAGTAGAGTTCTGTATGAGAACAAATAAAATACTTGGCAGAAATAATCTATGGGGTGACTTTAAAGTAGCACCAAACTACAAATGGTCTATCAAAGAGCTTCATGATAAAGTTGAAAAGGCTATTAAGGATGTATGTACTGCACCAGGTATAAAGAAAACAGTATCTCTAAGTGGCGGTATCGATTCTTCTCTTATTGCAGGAGTAGCAAAGAAAAATGATATCGAAATCTCAGCTACTACAATGAGGTTTAGAAAGGTAAAAGGTACAAAGTCCAAACCAGTCAATGAGTTGATGTATGGTGAGTGGCCTATAGCTAAAAAAACTTGTGAAGAACTTGATATACCTTTCAATTGGTCATACTACAAAGAAGAAAAGCAAGCAACGTTTGATGCATTGTCAACACCAGCATGGGACATAAACAGAACAGGTCCACGATATGCTAATATTAAGAAGGCAGCATCAGAAGGTAATAAAATTTATTTAGTAGGTGATGGTGCTGATGAGCTATGTACTGGTTATTCTGGTGACTATCAATTTATGTCCCAACCAGAGCTTGTTGGTTTAAGTGAAAAGAAGATGCATATGCATAAGAAAACAGCAGCTGATTATAAAGATGTAATGGACATGCCGCCTCCAACATTATTATTCCAAGAGTTTATTGATATGTTCCCTAAGTGGAATAAGAACTTAGGAGACGATGCTGTTAACAATCAAAGGTTCCAACGTATGATGATGCATTGTGATGGTTTCAATACTGTTGCAGACCATATATGTGGTTCGTTTGGAATGGAAAGTAGAGTACCATTCTTACATCAAGAACTAGCTAAGTATATTCTAAACATTCCAGGTGGTGTTAAATTATATACCCCTGATGATGATTTCTTACTAGAGAATGGATACTCGTCAACAAGAAATGAGTATCTAGGACAATACAAGTTCATACTGAGAGATATCTGTAAAGATATGATACCTGATCATGTAAGAAAGAGAGGACGTAAGACTGGTTTTGCTAACCCAGTAGATGCAAGAGATCATCAAAAGAATATTCGGATAGGCTTGCAAGAGTTTGATGATTGGATGGATAGTATCCAAGATATGGAATTTGATGTTGACTAATAATGTGAATGGTCGTATAATATATGATCAAATCGAGGTGAGTGTACAATGAGTAACTTTTTTAATAACTTTGTCGAAGACTTAAAAGACGAAGATACAACCTTAGCCAGCTCAGGTCAAGCAGCTAGCGAGTTTAGTGGAACTATTGATACTGGTTCATATCTACTAAATGCTTTATTAAGTGGATCCATATATGGTGGTATCCCTAACAACAAGATCACCGCATTCGCAGGTGAGTCCGCAACAGGTAAAACCTTCTTTGTGATGGGATGCATTAAAGCATTCTTAGATCAAAACCCAGATGCTGGTGTTATGTATTATGATACAGAGGCAGCAGTAACTAAAGACATGATGGAAGTGAGAGGCATTGACACTGATCGTGTAATGATATCAGAACCTCAGACCATCCAAGAGTTTAGAACTAAAGCATTGAAAGCTATAGAACTATACGAGCAGACACCAAAGGACAAAAGACCTCCTTTCATGTTTGTATTAGATTCACTAGGACTTCTATCAACTACTAAAGAGTTGGAAGACATTAGTGATGGTAAAGAAACTAGGGACATGACCAAGGCTCAGGTTATCAAAGCAGCGTTTAGAGTGCTGACTTTGAAGCTAGCTAGAGCAGGGATCCCAATGTTAGTAACTAACCACGTATACGAGGTTATAGGAAGTTATATCCCTATGAAAGAGATGGGTGGTGGAACAGGCCTCAAGTATGCGGCTAGTACGATTGTATTCCTTGGTAAGAAGAAAGAACGTGATGCCAATAAAGATATTATTGGTAACATAATCAAGTGTACTACATTCAAGTCAAGACTATCAAAAGAGAATCAGAAAGCAGAAGTGCTACTGACTTATGATAAAGGTCTTGACAAATATTATGGATTGACTGATCTATGTATTGAGATGGGGCAATGGGAAAAGAAAGGTTCAAGAATCTTAATTAACAATGTCGAAAGTGAGCACGATGGTAAATCAGTATATGCTAAGAGCATTGCTGCTGATCCAGAAGCATTCTTTACTCCTCGTATCATGGCTATGATTGATCAATATACTGAAAACAAATACAGTTATGGCGAGACTAATATGTCCATGAATATAACTGAAGGGGAAGAGATAGATGGAACAACCGGATCCGAAGTGGCATCTGAGAATATCAATAGCTAAGAGCGTACTAAGAATTGGTGCGGGTTGGTATTTGGTATTAGGTAATTTAGTAATGGCTGGTGTATTATTAGTACTGGCTGAACTATTAGGAATTGCAGA